CAAATGCTCCATCTGCCGTAACACCAATTTTTTCTTGTAAACTTTTTAAACTCATTATTCTTCCTCAGTAGTAGTATCTTTTCCTTTGCCTGCAAATTTTTCTAAACCTGCAATACCTAAGCTACCTAATGTTACAACAACAAATGAATTATAAATGTATTCATTTAATTTTAATTCGTTACCAAAATAACCAGTAACTAAATCAACAAACATTGCAATGGTCATTACTGCAAATGACATAAAACCAATAATAGTTTTTTCGTTAAAGTCATTTGAATTTTTAAAAATGTCCGTAAACTTTGCCATAAATTCTCTCCTTTTTTTATTTTTATATAAATATAGCAAAGGACATTGTTTATGTTATTTTTTTGTAGTTAGATTTATTAAATCGTCAAGATATGATTTTATAGTTACAATTGTAATTGTTAAATTGCCTAAATTAAATGTTCCTGGTTCTCCTGATTCAGTTATAATTTTTGGTAGCATTTGTAAATAACTTAAATCTTGTTGTGTAAAACGACTTCCATCAATTTCAACTATGATATCATCATAATCATAACGATCTGTATTAGTTAATAAGTGACATCGTTTTGTTAAATCATACATTGTATTTGGCTGTTCTAAAGTAATATACTTCATCCATTCAGCGTCAGAATATATTCTATCGCAAAATGGTTCTAACAACTTTAATAAATCATTGCTACAATTTTCTATTCGATATGCAATATTGTATTTGGGTGTAATGATTGGATATTGATATTCATTATTTTCAACCCACGTTCCCCATTTTCGTAAATAGTTACGTGCTGCTCTTTCGGATACTTTTTTAAAATAATCATCATCTTGTCCCACTTGTTCTGTCCATCGATGGCCCCTACAAGTTAAATGATATACAAATGCATCTCGGCTTTGAATTAATTCATATCCTGCTAATATCCATCGTTGAAAGATATCTGAATCTTCGTATGGGAACGGGGCAAATAACGGATCGTGTCCTCCTATTGCTTGGAAATCTTTTTTGTAAAGAATCCATGGAGCAAACATTCCATATGTTACTTTGTCTAATTCTTCTTCTTGTTTATGCATAACAAATTCTTCAAATGCATCGATATCTAATGTATCAAAGTCTTGTCCGAAATCCATTATGATCTTTTCTTTACCTTCTGGGTGTAAAGGTGGCTCTATACGGGTTGCACAGACAACTTTCCCTGGTTGTAAGTGCTTTAACATATTTTCGATATACAAAGGACCAATAATCATATCAGCATGTAAGATACCCACTATATCATTTGTAGCAAGTTCAATGCCTTTGTCATATAGTATTGTGTGACCTACACGTTTTTCGCTTCTTATTATTCTGGTTTTATTATTTACTTCAGACTCTACTTGTTGCATCCACTCCCATGAACCATCTGTTGAACCATCATCTAATAAAATAACTTCTGCTTCTGGCGCATGTTTTTGAATACTTGCGTATACATTTTTTAAATGTCGCAAATTGTTGTAACTAGGTATAATTAGTGATATCATATTGTATAGTTTTCTCCGTATTGTCTCATAATAGAATATAATGAATTAAATTCAGAATTCAAAAAATATGAATTCATATTTGATTCTGCATTCCTACAAAATTCCGACACTCCAATGTTTATCTTGTTTTCTTTAAATGTTAATGAATTCATATGTGCAATAGTATTGTTGTCTGATACAATGGTTTTCAATCCGTATTGTTCAGCAACGCAACCTGCATAAAAATCTAGTCCCCATCCATATATTAATTCATTTGGAAACTGTTGTATTTTTTCTAAGATATCTCTCCGGAGCAATGGGGCTTGAAAATCAATCCAACGTGTTGTTCGTAATCCTTTACCCCAATTCCACATTTGTTTCCAATGACATTGATCTATAGATGCATTGATAACTGATGGCGAATAAACTGATGCGTCTGATTCTAAAGCTTCGCGCATCGATGTTGTTAAGAATGCTGGGCCGTGAAATACGAGATCATTATTTAAAAAATAAAGATATTCATGATCTGTTTGTAAAAAATAATCTAATACTACATTGAACCCGCCGCCAAAGAATATATTTTCATCTAACCGATGTGTAGTTGTTTGTGCTAACGGTTCTGTAGACCCATTATCTAGTACCATCAATTCACATTTTTCAAAGTATGAATCTCGTTTTAATTGATTTACTAAATTATCCGTCCATGTAGGTAGATTATGATTAAGTGTTGCTATTAACATGTTCTCCTAAATAAGTTGTTTTGTATTGTATATGTTCATTTAATGAATTCTGATGCAATGGCACTACGTAGCATTGTGCATATCTAGACATACAGTCTGTGCCATATCCTCCTTGAAATCCAATTATTGTCTTTGCTTTGCTTTTAACATAATTTTGTATGCGTAAAGTCATTTTGATATCTTTAACGTCTATAACATTACCAGATGTTTTATATCTAAATTTATCGCCTGCTGAAAAATATAACCATGTTAGATCGTGATTATTTATTTCTTCTTGAATTAAATTGCGGCGCCGTTGTATTTCTGATTCTTCTAGATGAATTGAATATAAGAATGTGTCATCTATATATAGAAATCCAAAATCTTCTTTGCCGAACAATGTTTTAATGATAGCATTACCTTGAGTTTGTTCATCATCTGACCAATATAATTCTGGTTCACAATCTTGCATTTCATGATCTGCAAATCTCCAAAATTTAAGCATCTGTTGAACTAATGCGGTATCTGGTTTATCCGTATCATAAATTCTAAAATGATCATGATATATAGGATATCCTGCAGGTATATCATCTATCATACCATCAACATATGGATTATTTGCAAATACTTCTATTACGTTGTTAAATGGATTTTCGTGTTTATTCATCCACGTACCTGGACTAAAAAATTTAGCAATACATTCAGGTGATGGTATAATTACTGTACAGTCTGGGTATTTTTGTTTGAGTAATCTAGGCATCGCTGACAATATAACCCAATCGCCATATGAATGGCAAGTCCTAAATATAATAAACGTACCTTCATTTAAATAATATTCAGGAATATATTGTGGACTAGTTGTCGAAAACCCAACCTGAGATACATCTGCTATGCCTTGTAAATATTCATTAAAAAATATCATAATTCTCCGAAAATTTTATTGTAATTTTCTACATAAAATTGTTCATATGGTTTTGGATTTTGATGATCTCCAGAATTAGATTGAAATATTTCAATATTGATCGATGTATATGATTTTTCTGATTGCATTGTTATGTTTTCATTTTTTGGAAAACTATTAAATGATTCTGGTTCTGATGCTAAATCAATAAATTTCTCCGTCATATGCCCCGGATAGTCACCGTGCCTGCCTACGAATTCAGCATCTTCAAAACCAATTCCAATGTATTTTTCATTAAAGAATGTTACAGATGTTAAATATTCTTTATTTACTATAAAACAAGCCCAACCATTATTTATTTTCAATATGCGTTTTGTTTCATTTGCATATAATTGTTCATATTGATTAGTAATCTCATCAAAGAATCCAGGTTGAATAGTTGAATCGTCATTCATGATAATTAGATTATCATAACATGCATTTACAACCATATCATTCCACGCTTTAGATAAACCTCGAAATTTTAAATAAAATAACGGATATACATTTTTATGTTTTAAACATAATTTTAATATGAAGTCTCGATATTTTGGATCAAATGGTTGATTGTAATCACAATTAACACATAAATATACTGGAATGTCTGAATCAAGTCGAATTTGATTTAGTAAATTTTCAATGTATTTTTTTCTTTTAGAGAATGTTAGTATTCCAACACAATAATTATCAACGATCATAATAATACTTTCTTAACTTGTTTAATTGATCATTAATATTATTAGTTTTAATATCTCCAACAAGACATTTGTCAATTAAATCAGTTTCTTTTTCTAATATAATGATTTCTTTTTCAAAAACCAATTTGAATTTATTTAATAATTCAAATTTTGAAACACATTCGCCTTGTAATATAGTTTCTATTTTATATGAATCCCATGAATTAATTAATGCATAACATTGTTCGGCCCATTCTAAAGTAGTATTACCATTCCACATTGCGTTAGTATAACCATATACTAAATCTGTTTGTGATAAGAACCATTCTAATAAGCTAGCGTTTGAATTTAATTCTGGGCCAATTATTGATGATTTTAATATTTTAGTTTGATTGCTATGTTCTACTATATAGTCTCTAGCTCTTTTTTTAGATATGCCATAATCATCTGAATCCATTTCGCAATCAGTGCCTGGATGTATTATTTTGCAATTAGCATTTGCATCCAACCAAATTGGTAATTCATAATTAATTGAAAAGTCTTTAGTTCGTTGCGGAATAGCACCGATACAATTAATTATAAAATCTCCATTAAATTGTTTAATAAATTCTTTGAATTGTGTACTGGGATATCTATACTCACACGTAACAATATCACAATTGTTATCGGATAAATACTTTGCAATCATATGGCCTAACATACCACTATGGCCCAATACTAATACTTTATTCATTAAATAACCTTAGTTGATTTTAAAAAATCATATACTTGTTCTCCAGGCATTACTGAATCATATGAATTATAAGAAACGCATTTATCATGTATGATATCATCACTAATCAAATAATGTTCGTGTTCTTCCGTACGCATCCATTCTTCTGCTGAAATCATTTCTTCATGCAGTTTTTCGCCTTTTCTAATTCCAACGGTTCGTAATTCAATACTATTCTCATCACCTGTATAATGTTTAATCAATGCTCGAGCGATATCTGTAATTTTAAATGATTGAACTTTTGGAATTGCAATCTTTCCATGTGAATGCGGACTATTATATGACCACTCGATTAATTTAGCTGCTGATTCCAATGTTAATAAGAATCGAGTCATTCGTTGATCAGTGATTGGTAAGAATTCTGAATTTGATTGAATCAATTGTTTGAAGTATGGAATAACAGATCCCGTTGATTCTAATACATTTCCGTAACGAACTAAACAAACTTTGATATCATTTTGTTTCTTCGCAAATTCAATATACATACGTTCTGAAATTGCTTTTGACATTCCATATACATTTACTGGTTTACATGCTTTATCAGATGAAATATAGATTAATGTTTCAATTTTATGAATACTTCGTCTAACCGCTTCTAATAAATTTTGATGTCCGATAATATTAACATTTACTGATTCATATGGATTAAATTCACAAATCGGAACATGTTTCAATGCAGCTGTGTTGATAATAATATGTGGTTTAAAATCTTCAATTGCATTTAGAATTGAATTCTTATCTTTAACATCTCCAATCATATATGAAACATTGTTTGTATATATTGGGTTTGCTTCCATTGCAACTTGTTTGTGTTCGTCGCGACTTAAAACTTTGATAATATTATTATTTTGATATAAACTAATCAATGTTTTACCTAAAGCACCCGTACCGCCTATTAAAAGAATTTTTTTATTGTTCATCGTTCACCTTTTTTGATTGAATCATTTGTTTAACTTTTGGAGAATATGATGGACCTCTTCCATCATGTAAATTTTCTAAATAATATGTCTCATCTGCTGGCATATTTTTAATGTCATAATACCATGGCATATGTTTTGCCATAAAATTTCCAGCCATTCGAATAACTTCACAATCTAATAATGGTTTAGTATTTGGCGCATATACAGCAAATGTCGTATCTACTGCCGCATGATATAATTCATATGTTGGATGCGAAATTTTATTTTGCCAAAATGAAGATTCTAATGAAATAATATGTTTACTAAATTCAGTATCAGGTAAATCATCAATCTTTAAACCTAATCCAACTTTTGCAACATTAAAATTCTTACAAACTTCAATCATACTATCAATAAAATCATCTGGCGCGGCATCGATCGGTACTACATCTGAATCAGTAAATACATAAAAATCTTTGACTATTTCAGAAAATATTGGATGATTTATTTCATATGCTAATCTATAAAACGTACCAGTATCATACAAAGTTTGATCTATTGTATTTTTAAAAACAGTTACTCCACATTGTTCATACCAATCTAATGTTGGCTGATATGTTGTTTGATTATCAATAATAATGATGTTGTTATAACCTCGCTGTGTTAGTGAGTTAACTAACATTTTAAGTGGATCTAATCTATCTTTATTTAAAATTACTATAGGTATGTTTTTCATATGTTATTATATAATAATGATTTTTATTTAATTTTCCAAGACATTTTACATCCACGGTAAATCTTTGCTAGCAACTTTTTTACATATGGTAACACCAGGATTAAATGGTAATGTAACAATTTCAAATTGTTTAGTAAATTGTTTTTTGATTTGCAATGGTGTTTTATAACAATCGTGAGACATTGTAGCATCTAACATATATTCTGCATATGGATATGTGTCGTGAAAGAATATGAATCCATCTTCAATTACTAAATCTTTAACATTGATAAAATCTTGATATGATTGTTCGTAGCTATGATCTGCATCAATAAATACCATATCAAATTGTAAATTTTCATTACGTGCATACTCCAAGTATGCGTCAGTTGTCATCTGATGTATTTCTATATTAGGAGCTGGTGATAATGGCACTGGTGCCATATCTACTGAAATAGCTAATGAACAATGTGGCTGTATTCTAGTAAAACACCGACCATCTCTCACACCTAATTCTAAATATCGTTCTGGTTTAATCCAACTTGCAAAAAATTCTAATAATGCAACATGGTCAAATGTTTCCAACGGCGGCGGAACATTTCTTAAAAAAATTGGGTTCATAGTTTCCTTTTTATTTTATATTATTTTTTATCCATTGGTCTACCGATATCGTTGGTTTCCAATTTAATTTACTACATGTTTCATTGTATGTTTGCGGATCACTTTCTGATCGATCACCTAACCTAGGTTTTATAAATACAATGTTATCTGAAAATAATTTTGCTATTTCTAATATAGAAAATGATATTGGATTAACTAAATCAAATTCATCGTTAGATTCATATTGCCATGCTTTAATCAAACCATCAACAATATCATCTACATATGTAAACATTCTTCGTTGTGCACCAGTGCCGACAATTGTTATTGGTTCATTATTTTTATATTGCGTTTCGAATACACTTATTACAGATTCATATCCCGGTACGGGTGAACTATCATGTCCGGGACCAAACACGTTATAAAAATAACAAATTGCATATTTAGATCCATACCATTTTGCAAATGATTTAACTAAATCAATACTCATTGATTTACTTAATGAATAAGGAGAATGATCAGTTCCTTCTGATGCGAATCTTGTACTAGAAGCTGCATAAATAATTTTTATATTTCGTTTCATACAAAAATTAACTACTTGAAATGTTCCAACTGTATTGTAATCCCATACGCGTTCATATTCCTCAAACGATGGGTGTATTCTAGAATATTCGCCTAAATGAAATACTACATTAGGATCAAATGGTAAATCAATATTATTGATATTTTTTGTATGATCTTTGATATATGTTACACCTTGTATTTCATTTTCATGTTTACCTGCACTATAGTTATCTATAACTACAATACGATGACCTTCAGATTTTAATCGTTTAACTAAATTGCTGCCGACAAAGCCAGCTCCTCCTGTTACTAATATATTCATATTTTTAATACCTTAATGGTGCATTCCAATTAGATTGCATTACAATACCCATATATTGCTCTGTAAAATCTAATTCCGAAAACCCTAATTGTTTATAATATTGATATAATTGTTCATAATGAAAGAATTTGAATATAGGTTCTATAGGCATTAAATCTATAACTTTATTTGTTAATAACCATTCGCCATACCAAGAAAATTCTGATGGACAAAATTCAATCAATGTTTCAAATTGTAAGTTGTTTGGTTGCAAATATTCTGTTTCTAAACTTTCCCATACTTTGCTACTCCAAATAATCGGGCCCGGGCCGAAATCATAAATCCTTCCAGATCTTCCAAATATTTCCATGATTCGCATTCTATCTTGTTTGAAACTTTGATATGGGTTGAACCCTAACATGGATTGTCCAAATTTAGATGTCCAAGCAAAAAGATCTTTTTGTTCATGCATTACAGTATATGGCGTTTCATCATTATACATAAAATCCGATTGTTTAAAATCTCGAATAAAATATGAATCAGAATCAAGCATTACGTAATTTTTACATACACCTAATTTCCAAAAACTACTTTTTATAATTTGTTGTGTATGCCAGCTTTGATCAATGTTTTTTGATAAAATATCTTCATCAGCTATTAAATTTACATATGTAGTATCAATATTTTGTTTAAATAATTCCAATTCTGATTTAGGAACGGATACATAATATGGTATATTATCTACATTATGTTTTTTAATTGATTCAATTGATACTAACAATCTTTTTAAATCACCTGAATAAGATTTTGTATAGAGTACTATCGTTTCCATATTATAATCCTACTGTTTGTTTATATGTTTCCAAATATGTTAATTGATTTTTTGAAATCCATTCATCTATCATAGGTTGCATGCTAGCACCGGTGGCCCAATTGCCTTTGACTAAACCTTGATAATATCCGGATCTTGTTGATAAAAAATTTGAAATTTCACATTCAAAGAAGTAGCGTCGAAGTTTCGTATCAAAGAAATTTGAATATCTATCTAAGAACTTATACATTAATTTTGCATTTAGTGCAAACATTGTTTCTACAATAATAACATGACAAAATTCGCATGTAAAATCATCTATAACTGGCTCAGTTGACCATAGTGCGTGCATAAATGAATTTGTTATATGAGGTTCAACTGGGTTGGAATGATCAATCCAATATTCGCCAGCTCGATAACCATATACGCCTAAATATTCATGATTTTGAAATTTTGATTCAATTTGATTTCTTCGACCGAAAAAATCATGAATGTATGTGTGTCGTTCAACATCTCTACTATTAAATCCGCCTTTAGTATGTACAAACCAACATACATCATATCGAGTCGGATCAGCATAAAATAGTTTTAATGCTAGTTGATATGCTGAATCATCACTTGCTGTATGCAATGATTGATCTAATAATCGTTCATATGTCGAATTCAATTCGTATGAATCAATAATTGCTTCTACTAAGTGATTACAGCCATAATTAATTCCTATGAAAACTTTGCAATCTGAATATTGCATTTTAATCATAGTTAGTATTTCATGTAATACGTATAATTTAGTGTCCGCTTCAATTGAAACACCTAATATTATACAAGATTTAAATGTTTCCATAAATTAATTTCTTTGCTGTATATTCAGTTGTTAAATAGTTTCTCGTATGTTCTAATATAGAATTAACTTCATTGTCATATGATGAAGATAATCCATTATTAATTAAATTGCTATTATTTTCCATAATTAATGTTTTTGGAAATAATGTCATTGTATTTGCTGGACATTCATTTAAACCTGGAAAAAATGGTATACATCCATTCATTAAAATTTCATAATGTCTCAGACAATCCCAACCGCCTTTTTTAAAAGTAACACCATAATATGATTGTTGATAATCTTCGTAGTATGATTGTTGATTATCATATATGTACGTAGAAAGATCACCTGGAATAATATGTGCATAATCTTTAACTTTGTTTGGCATTTTATCTACAATTAATTCTTTAGGTATACAAAAATTAATTGGCTGTAAAATTTCTGATATTTCGTAAATTAATTCTCGTTTATAATATATTCCTTTATCATAATAACGAGAATCGATTATAGTATTATCTTCGCCATCTATTATTATAATATCAGATTTTTCATAATTTTCCAAGACAATATTAAAATAATGATCGCACCTGGTAATAGAACCATATACTATTTTATCATAATATTTATTTTTAATTTTTTCTGCAATATTACTTCTATCGATATCAATATTTTCAAGTAATCCATATAATGTAAAACCGTTGCCATAACTCTTTCCATTATTGGGTACACGTATATTCCAATATGATTTCATCATATCCGAATACATATACCACATCGGATTTGAATCAACGCAATCGGCTCCTAGCAGTGAACGTAGTCCGTGAAATACCATATCACATTGAAAATCTGGTAATTCTGCTCTTGATATAAATAATACTTTCATTACTATAAAAATACTTTATTAAATTGTTCCATAACCTTTTTCGGCGTAAACTCTGTATAACGATTCCAATTTTTATCTTTGATATCTGCTGTAGAAATATTCATTAGTATGTTAACTAAACTATTATAATCTGAATAATATATTCCAGCATCTCCTAAAATATCAATATGATTTCTTTCTGCAGAACCATTAAATGTTATAACAGGTTTATTTAGTGTAGATGATTCTGCAACTGTTAAGCCGAATGTTTCTCCTCTAAATCTTCCATGAATCATTACATCGCACGTATTAATAAATGCAACTTTTTCATCCATGTTATGAGTTCCTTGTATGAATTTTACATTTTCTAGATCCGTAAATGGATCATGATTCATAAATAAAAATTCAATGTCTTTACGTGCCTGTGCAACATTGATCACTGCTTGTTGTGCAAAAGGAATATCAAAATTATTTCCGCCATACCAACCAACTACAAATTTATTATTTAAATTGAAATGTGTCTTATAATTTAAATCATGAGTTGGTAAATCTATCATATATGGTACATATGGTATAATTCCATTTGACATTTTATCAGATAACCATTTTGATATGTATGCATACACATCTCCATGTACTTCTTTTTCCATGAACACTGCGTGAACCAAATTACGAGCATTTGATACTATTCTAGAATCAAAATCACCAGCTTTTTGTAAGTATAAACAATCAACTGAATTGACATCAATTATTGATTCTACTTCTGAAAAATTGTTATAAAGAAATACAGGAAAACGAGCATTGAATTTATCATATGAATCCATCGTTGCATTTTTATCTGATATAATAATAGATGTATTACCTAAAATTTCTTCATTATATCTTGCATAGTCATATAATGATACTTCAGTACCTCGTAATCCTAATTGGTTGCTATGAAATGCTATTTTCATTGTTATTTTTTAATTAAGAAACAAATTTCAGATTCATTACCTTTATGCATGTTACATGATGCAATATTATCTTCTAAATATTTACATTCTTCTGGTGTCATGAACATACTTTCCATTTTACCGGTTTCAATAAATTCATATAACATATCCAATGTTCTGGTATCATTATCAGATAATCGAAATTCAGATGGTTGAAACGGATGTTTAGGATGTGATGTATGCAAATCTTCAATAACGAATATTCCGCCTGATTTTAAATGTTTAAATAAACAGGCTAATGATATTTGTTGATGATGCATAAAATGACTGCCATCTTCAATAATAATATCAGCTAAACCTATTTTATTAAATACATTATCTAACTGTATACGCTCACCTTGATCAGCAATATGTATATTTAAACGTTCGTCTGCCATATGTGTATGATCAACAATATCAATTCCATGAATCTCCGAATTAATAAAATAATCTCTCCAAAGAAGTAATGATGCACCTTCATATGGTCGAGCTGGGTGTCTTAATATTCCGATTTCAGCAACAACTAATTTTTCATCTTTGATTTTATCAAAATATTGATGATAAAATTCAGTATAATTATGATCTGACTTTCTTTTGTCAGTTTCATAAAAATTTGCAATTTGTTCTAAATTTCTTTCCACTATTCTATTCCTTTAATTGTTCCGAATTCATCAAATACAGGCATCCCGCCCCATTTGTTATAGAATTTCGTTTGGTTTACTGTTTCTGCTGTTTTTTGTCGGATATCTGTTTGTCCATTATTTTCTTCTAAACGATGCGAACCTCTTGCTCCAAAATGCCATACTAATGATTTAGTTGTTAATACAAAATGATATCCTGCATTCCGCATTCGTAAAAATAAATCCATATCTTCCCAAGAAGCTGGTGCAAACTGAGGATCGTTGCCGCCGATATGATCCCAATCTTTCTTTTTAATTAATCCAGACACACCTTCGGTTTTTGGTATTTTAATATTATTAGTTTTAGTAAATTCTTTTGCCCATTCTTCAAATGCATTTGCGTCAAAATCATCATGATATGCACCAAATGCATCTTTCGGAACAATAATTGTTCCTGGACGAGATTGTCCATTACCAAACATATCTGGTTCCATTCTATAACTAAATACCCAAGTTGGAGCTTGATACTTTTCATGTTCTTGTAAACATTCAATATCCCAATTTTCAGATACATAAAAATCCGAATGAAGGAACATGATATATTCTGTTTCAACATGATCAGCACAAACATTCATTCCGCCGCCAATACCTCGAACTTCAATATTTTCAGGTTCAACAAGTAAAGTTAAATTATATTTATCTCGATTTTCAAATAACCATTCATTAGTTCCATCAGTACAATTTTCAGCGTGAATAATAAATGGGGCATCTTTAAAATAACTATTCTTTCTAACTGATCGAATTGCTAATTTAAGATATGGTAAATTGTTATATGTGGATATACAAAATGTTATCGGACTAGAGTGTATCATAATATGCGTTTTGTTTTTCCTGTCGGTCAATTGTTTTTGGATGATATAATGCCCATTCTTCCTCCATTGGCAAGTAAGCAAATTGTTTATGCCCTTCTAATCGTTCATGAACTTTATTTTTCCATTTTATTTCTGGAAGATTTTTATAGATTCTAGTTTGAAAATCAGGCCAATTAACCCATCCATTTTCATTCACATTCCATCTCCAGTTTTGAATATGTTTATCCGTTAAACCATCTACAGTATTAATTCTTGGAACAGCATATAATTCAACAGCTGAGTTATGTTCTAAGATTGTAGGAAGATTTTGAATTAAATATTCTGAAGGGATTTCATCTGCATCAATCTGGAAAATATATTCTCCTTTACATGATTGAGTTAACATATTTTTCCAATCAGAAAAATGTCCATTAAATAAATCTTCAACTAAAGTAATTTTGTTATTAGAACTTAATTTGTGTAAGTATCCTAATAATTCAGATGTTGGTTCATTTTTAGTCATATCGACTAAAACTACTATCTCATCTTGTGGTCTTTTATTCTTTAATAAGAATATAATGAGTCGTTGTATTTCAACAAATTCATTACAGACTGTTACAGCATAACTTATTTTCATGTTATACCTTTTGTAATTTAGGTAGTTCTACTTTTTTAAGTTGAGGTAATTTTAACTCAACTGGTCTTGGTAATTTATCTAATGCTAAATCTATATCAGTTAATACTGTTTTATATACTTCAGCAACAGCTGTTTCATTAAATGTTGTATTTACAAAATATCGTTGGCGTTTTGCTAATTCTTGCCATTTTTTATAATTTTTACGAACTTCTTTTAATAAATTAGATGCATAACCATAATCGGGTGTAAACCACTTTGCTCCGCCAATTAAAAATTCATTTTGTGCACTAGGATGAATTTCAGTTAATCCGCCTAATACTTCAGCAATAAAATCTTTTTTAAGAAAATCTGCTTGTCCGGAATAATGAGGAGCAATAATTGGTTTTGCTGTTGTTGAAAATTCTAATAGCGGACGACCAAAACCTTCTGCTTTAGTAAAAGATATCATTGCTTTTACTTTAGGATGATTATATAATAAATTCATTTCAGAATCTGTTAAATCTCCATGTACTAAATAGACATTTGGCAGTTTATCATTAGGAAACATATCACGGATGCTAAGAATTTTATTTTCAATATCAATTCTATCCATAATTGAATATGTAGCGCCACTTGATTTTAAAATTAATGCTGGCTGATCTTTTTGATTTTTAAATGTATTAAAGAAACAATGAATTACTCCAGCAATATTTTTTCTATCTTCGCCTAGGCTACCTTGCAACCAATGCCCTACAGTTAAGAATGCAAATGTTTCTGAAATCTCATTTAAAATTTCTAATTCATTTTCACGCTTACCGTTATATATGTTACTATCATAATATTCTGGAATAACAAACATCTTTGTAGTTATTACTTTATTATGTTGTTTTGCTGTATTTTCGAATACTTCTTTAGTAAAGTTACTTGGAACAATTACAACTTGCATTGTGTTAAGTTTATCAATCCACTCTGGCGGACAAATATCTCCTTCAGTTCCTGCCGTTACACCGATATTGAATTTACCTATAGATTGAAATTCATTTGGCACTGTAACTTGAATCCAAATATCTGGTTGCGTTTGTAATGGTAATGGAATTACTCTTGTTATTAAATCTGCAGATAATGGATATGTAAATGGAGTATGCCCCCATGGTAATGAAACTAACTTGATGTCCCATTCTGACCCGCGTTGTTTAATTAAATTATTGATAATTTCTCGAGCGTGATGTCCATATCCGGATTGAGTTGCTACTGGTGATGCTATAACTACGTTTTTCATTATGCTACTATTCCTGTTTGTTTATATTTTTTTGGAGTTACTTTATTCAATGTATATGTTGGTCGTTTTTCTTTATTAACAGAAAATAAATAATCAATCATATGAATCATTTTATTACCCATTTGTCTAGCTGTTAATCCATTTTTCAAAGCCCATTCTCGTCCTTCTAAACCGCATGCAGCACGATTTTCTTCAGTCATATTATACCAATATGCAATTGCATCTGCTACATCTTCAAAACGAACTCTATCATCGAAAATATATGGTGTTTGTGGCGATCCTTGAAGCGATCTGTTACTCGGAAATACTGGTTTAACCCATGTTCCATGATTTTTGAATTTGCCATTATGATTAGTTGCAAATTCGCCATCGAAACAAATCCAATTGCCGTTTTCATCTGTAAACCCACATTGATCTTGTAATCCACCGGTTACGTTATTAATAATAGGAGTTCCTGATAAAATTGCTTCAGTTGAACTAAGTCCCCAACCTTCATTTGAGCCAATATTAATTACAACATCAGATACATTGTAAACTGCATTAAGTTCCTGCGCAGACAATTTTTGTTCAGAAAATAATACTTTATAATCAGGTGCTAATGCTTTCCAAACTGCACGTAAATCAGTTCCATTATCATCAACTGCTTGTGTATGCATTACTAATCCAATTCTTTGTCTTTGTTCTTCTGGTAACTGATCAACAAACGTTTTAAATGCTAAAATAACATCACCGGGTTGTTTTCTTCGGATATTTCTATTATTCCAAAATACCATGAAATCAATTCCATTATTAGTTTTAAATGCAGCATACATTTTTTTGTATGTTTCATCTTTTTCTGTTAATGGTTTGAAAATAGTATCATTTAAGCCATGTGGAACAAAACCTGTAATTACATCATTCCATTTTAGATCCAGCGGAGCCGAATCATGTTCGTCATAATCTACAACACCAAATCCGTTCTGTTTAAGCACTTCTCTGTGGATATTATCTGATTGCTTACTAATTCCCATGATCATATCACAACTACCGTAAAATGGTGCGTTCCACATAGGATATGGAAGATCATCCCAAATTGAATAATATACAATCGGAACATTAAATGTAGTTTTAATTTCATGTTCTAATTGATATAACCATGTCCAATATCTAGGATCAGTAAAATGGAAAATTGCATCCGGTTTTTCTTGATTTAAGATTGCAAACAAAATATTTCTATCTCCATAGCCAGACCACGGAATTAATTTCACATCTGCATCTTCGACGCCTGTTTCTTGCGCAACGTGTTGAGACATATCCATACCATTTCCGTGTTCCGGATGTTGTAGTGCTGCTCCTAGTTGTACCCAATCATAATGTTTTACAGTATTATAAATAATTTCTTTACTAACCGTACCGATTCCTGATGGCAAACGAAAATCATCTGCTAATAGCAAAATTTTCTTTTTCTTGGGTTTAGTTGGATCGATTTTTCGTAATTTTGGTAATTCCATTTGTAACTCTTTCTTTTATTATAACTTTATTATAAATATGTATTAACCTAATATAACCACCGGTTTTTTAAGTTTATTTACATTGTTGTATGCTGTTTTTAATACTGGGTCTAATGCGTCTTCATTAGTTAAAATCATCATATAATCACAACGTTCTGCAATCAATTTCATGCGGTGATGCAATTGCGAAAAATGATATGGTTTTCCATAATATGATTCTGGCATTGCTGAATATATGTTATATCCCGAAAATGATGGATTATATTCTTCATATCGCATACCCATTTCTAAGGCATACTTTTTAACCATGCTATTCGCGCCTTCATTGCCGCCGGCACCTACAACAATTAATTCATCGCCAAATTGTTTGTTTAAACGAAATAATGTATCTTGAACTTTCCGTTTATTTTGCCATCCAGTATTTCCAATGATTGCTACGCGCTTCATGATATCTTTTCATATAAAAATTTAACACCTTTAGGCATATGTCCATATACCGTACGTAGCATTTGTTCTAATAACAATCTATTTTGTTTATGATTTGGTCCATCAATATTAGTACATAATGAATATTCCATTTTGCATGTACTTGAGCCTGGATATGTAGAATGATTTTTCATCTCAAATTGATAAACATAAACATGTTCGTGTTTGTACATATTCTTATTATATAAAATTTTATTCGCGAATCCTATTTTCTTTAGGACAATTTACATAATCTGTTTTAAATGGGCAATACTTACAATTTTTATCACCCTTACCTGAAAATGCATGATATACTGCATCAGCTCGTTTATTACCTTCTGCATCAAAACAATTTTCAACAAATGCATCAATTTGACGTTGTACTTTCTTTTGTGTTACAGAGCCCGCAGATGGTCGATGATTTTGTATGCGCTTTTGTGGAAACATCGATTCTTCAATAAGTTTGCGTTTCACAATAAAGAATTCAACATCAATATTTTCTTGTGGTACTCCAAATTGTTTTGAAAAATAAGTTTTATATGCAACCAATTGGGCAGATTTCAATGAATCTGATTTTTGATATTTATTCCAACCTGAGCGTGATGTTTTGATGTCAAACAATACAATGCGATTAGTTGCTGGATGGCGCATTACAACATCGATGAAACCATACCAATAAACTGAAGGATTCTTTTCTGATGCTTGTACACATAAATCCAATTCGATGCCTACAAGCTCCCAACCCTTCGAAGAAAAGTATTGTGCCCGGCGTTTCTTAAACCATTCTAATATTGCAACGCCATCTTCTAGATATTCTGCTAATTGCAACGGATTAGAAAAATGTTCTCCACCCATTTCTGTTACGCACTTAACATATTCTTCACGAAGCTTGTTTTGCAATATGCTACGAAAATCTAAATTCTCTGCTTTCTTTACAGATTCATTATACATTACCGTAAGGAAGTATTGAAATGTCTCGTGGAAGGCAGTACCAAAAGTTGTGTCAATGGATGCTTGGAATGGAGCTAAGCCATCAATATAAGCAAGTTTCCAAGATAATGGACATCGTTCATACATTGACCATTGTGAGTAAGATATTCTTCTCGGTACCGTTTCTGGGTCTCGTAATGATAAACGGTAAATTGGTGCAATATATTGTCCTGCTTTCATACTATTAATATAAGAAAAATAATTCAAGAACACAAAAAAAGCTCGACATTTCTGCCGAGCTATATTCGTAACTTATTATTTATTCTGATAAATCTTGTTGAATGAATGATAAAACTTCATCGAGTACCATTTGCCTACGATCATCCATTTCTTCATAGAACTCTTCATCCCAACAATCATCATCATCTTTGTATTTATCTAACTCATCAAAATCTGGGTGATGATATTCAACATCTCGAAATTCTTGATTAGAAGCAGCGGCGCCGACAAAATTGTATCCTTCATCTTCGAATGTAACTTGCATTACAGCATTCGGATAATGTTCGCGAAGGAAATCGGATAATTTGAAGAATAATCCTTCTGGGAAGTCCCATGCAGACGTTGCGTTGATATAAATAGATGTATCATCTCCAAACGCAATGTCATCAAAATACATCCATTTAGCACCTACATTGGCGTTCCTCCATTGTCTTGTATCTTCTTGATCAGGATATAAATTATCCATCATGATGTTGCAACAAGCTTCAATTCGCTCACCCCATGTAATGTGTTCATTGTGTGGTAATAACCCAATCCATTCTGCAAAACGGGTACAATCAGCTTCTGATGCGAAGTTGATGTTGAAATAACTGCTAACGTGATTTGCCATAAACTTTTTTTTATATTATAAGTAATTATTTGTTAGAATCCAATTGTTCTTTCAAATAAATGTCAATAAGATCCTTTGTCTTGGTTAAATCTTGTTCAAAGGAACCTTTATGCCGGCATCTTACAATGCGTTTAATGAATTTGTAAAGACTATCCTTGCCTTTGTAATGTGATTGCGTATTTACGCTCATTTGATTCCTTTCAACATTTTCTTTTTGTCGCCTTCGCTATATCCGTACATTGTTAAAATGCGTTCGCAACTTGTTTTATCCATTAATTCAACATAATCAGCAGCTTCGGATTTGCTTACTTGATAATGTTCAGCTATTTGAGCAACTAATTCTTTATCAAACTTATCTTCCGATTTGCCTTTTATGTATTTTGCAAATGCTTTGTTATTTGGCAGTAATTCATGATACAATTTGTATGTCTCTTGCGGACGAAGTAATCCGATTGTATATGTTTGGAATTCGTTGATTAATTCTGTTAATTCCATTCGCATTGATAAGAATCGATTCATCATGTAAGGGCTGAATGCTTTTTGATCTACATCAGACCATTTTGACCATTCTTTCTTTTTATGAGTTACCCCATCAATAAAATCAAACATTGTAGCTGCTTTACGTTTTTCTTCGGCCATTATAAATTATATTTTTTACGATATTGTTGTTCTAACTGTATACCCATTCCCATTTCTAATATCACTGCATTTTCTGGAATACCGATAATACGCTTTGCGTTCAGAATATCATCAATTGATTTATTGCGAAATGACTTTATTTTACATTTTGCATTGCTACGAGTTGATGTTTTAAACACAATTGTAACTAAATCTTTGTGATATGCTTCTGCCATTAGATTTCGCCTAACAAATTAACAAACATTGCCATGATATTGATTTCTTTATCAACCACACTAGCATCTTTAAATTGTGCTTCTGCTATAATCAAAATGCAGGGTGCAATATGTCCATGAGCAAAATCATCTAAGTTGTCATATAAAAATGTATATAATGGAGTAAAGTCTTTAACTTTGCTATCTGCGATACATTGTCGAATCTTAGTAAAAGTTGCTTTTTTATCTTTAGCATTTTTAAGCATTTCTAAAACTTCGGTCATGTAATTTGCTTGAATTGCACTTGCTTTATCCAATTGCAATACTCCATTTACTACTGATGCTTGAGCTGCATTAATTGCTCGGCGGACATCTGGATACGATGCATTGATAATTGCTGCAATATCTTTGATATCATATTGAACACCCTTTTCTTCTAATACAGTAACCAAGCGCTTTGCTACATCTGTTTTATTTGGAGGTGTAATTGCAAATGTCTGACAACGTGATTGAATTGGGTCAATAATCTTTTCAACATAATTACATGTTAGAATGAATCGCGTTGTTTTGCTATAAGTCTCCATTAAGTTTCGAAGAGCAGCTTGTGCATTCGGCGTTAAATAATCTGCCTCATCTAGGATAATGATTTTCCAACGACGGAAACCTACTGTTGATGCATAACGCTTAATCTTATCACGAACTGCATCTACTGAGTTTTCATCTGATGCATTAATATACATCAAATCAGCATCAACACTATTTGCAATAATCTTTGCCAAGGTAGTCTTACCAGTTCCTGCGGATCCGTAAAACAATAAATGCGGTACATCGCCGTTTGCAATGAAAATTTTAACTTTTTCAATAATGTGTTCATTGCCAATGTATCCTTCTAATGTGTCTGGGCGAAATGATTCTACCCAAAGTGTATTTTCTACGTTTCCTATCATAATTTTATTTTTTAAATTCCAATACGATATTTTAAGTATAATGATAACCAACCACCGTTAACTTCTATATAATTGTATCGTATTTCATTGTGTATTATTTGTTGTGCTAAACGATGATTTCCATCAACAACGTAATTTTCATTGTTAATTCTTGCAATTATTGGTAATTTATTTTTAATATACCATTTTTCTCTAATCCAAGTTGAATCAATATTTTTCATGAAATAATTTTTATAAAAATCATTGCCGATAATTGTCTTTAAATTTAATAAATCAACTTTTGTTTTTATTTGTACTGATTTACCCATTAATGCTACTAATATGTATATAGGTAATGCACGATATAATAAGTATGAAACTAATTTTCGTGTTCGCCAATCTGTAACACTATCATCTTTATCTAAATCAAAATATAATTTAAATATTTCAGTTTGTGTAGGTGTTAATTGATCATCTGTTATTAAACTTGGAATAATAATATGTTTAATCATCCACCACTTAAGTTCAGCTTTAAATTTTTTCATTGTTATTTACCTGTTGATCCGAAACCTTTTTCTCCTCGTTTTGTACCAGAATCAAGACTGCCCAATGCGTGCCACTGTATATGCTCTACTTTTGACAATACCATTTGTGCAATTCGGTCTCCTACATTGATATCATAAGGTACTGTGCCATGATTAATTAAAATAACACCGATTTCGCCACGATAATCAGAATCAATTGTTCCCGGAGAATTTAATACAGTAATTCCATGTTTCGATGCCAATCCGCTGCGCGGACGAATTTGTATTTCATATCCATAAGGTATTTCTACAAATAAACCAGTTTTAATTAATTCAAAGCTTCCTGGTTGAATAGTGGTTCGCTGATTGCTTCTAATATCAGCGCCAGCACTTCCCCCGGTTTCAAATTGAGGAAGTGCGTTGCTTGATTTGTTTACTATCTTTACTATCATATTAATTCTGGAGCATCACCAACCAATAACTAGATTCAAAATCAGATCCAACAAAATCAATACGAGATAAGCCATCGGGCGATACATGTAATTGGCCTACATCTCCGCGATTTGCTACAAGTACTTCTTTTAATTTATCTGCAGAAAAACAAACTGGGTCCATATCTGCACCAGGCGTGCTGCCAACTTCAAATGTAATATTATCAGAATTAACTGTGGTATAGTTAATAATAAATTTAACAATTCCATTTTGAACTTGTACCGCAAAGTTTTTAGCATCTGGTAATGCATTTTTTGCTTTGATAAATTTGCTAATAAATTCTTCATTTACTGCAATCTGTACTTGATATTCAGGTTCTGCATTAATTGTTGGTACTGCCGGAATAACTGTCGTATCAGCTAACATAAAAGTTGCTTGAGTTGTTCCTTCTGAAATTTTCATTGCATAATTCTTACCAGCTGCTTCTTTAACATCAATATTGATATTTTCTCCAACAGCTCCTAACATTTTAATTAATGCACCGGTATGATTAATACCCAACATACCTTTCATAAAAGGTGTTGTATTCCATTTGATCTTACCAACTACGGTTTGATCCATATCAATCAACTCACAAGTAATTGATTGTTCTGCTTCTTTTAACGTAACCGCTTCGCAATTTCCTGCTAAATAATAACGATTGATAAATGATTGTAACTTGCTTTTTTCCATTGTTTTCCGATTTAAAATGTAAAGAATTTATTAAAGTTTTCTGCATCGGTAGTCGAAATACTACTTCCACCGAATTTTTTATATGTTTTAATGTATTTTTCATAAACTTGTGGTGCAGCTTCTGGATCTGCAAACATTTCGTGTAATGAAAGAATTACATCATATAAGTCTCTAGGTATCACTGTTTCTAACAATTCTACGTGACTGTCTACCATTTGATTGATTTCATTTGCAGCTTGAACATACAAATGTGTATTATGAACAACCATTCTAGGCATAGCTTCTTGTGAATAACGATCTAAGCCTGCATCAGTCTTACCACCTAATAATTCATAAGTGAAATCTGAACAAGCTGGACAACCCATTGCACAAGGTACATGTTGAGTTAAGTCAATTGCAACTTCTCCCGTTTTACCTTGACGAATATGTGCTTGTCTGCGATATTCAGCATTTTTAGGAAAATATAATTCTGAGAATGTTTGTGACTTGTAATTTGTTGAATGGAGATATGTTCCAAATACTGGATATTGTCCTGGTGAACTAGAATCCGTTGTTATATAGATTCTATTACCATAATGCTTATTCATTAATTTTTGCAATGTTGCTAAAATGAAAAAATCAGATATTTTACTAATTCCTAATAAGTGGACATATTCCAATCGTTGATTTTCAAATTCGCGTTCTTTAAGCATCAAAGATACCGCAAACATAAAGTCTACTAATTTTTGCGGGCCGCCAATGGCCCATCCTTGGAAATCAAAATGCTTAAATTTATGATACCACCATGTATACTCATCTGTGTTAGATCCCTGTAACATGTTAAGAAATTTTGTCTTACCACTTTGATGTTTTTCAAAATAAGCAAAGTTATCATAACTAATATCTGCACATTCTGCAAATTTATTTCGATACTTTGTCTTAGGTGGGATATCTAAGTTAGCAGCAACGTCTGAATTGGCTTCTAACCAATGAAAGATCTTTTCTCGTAATTCATTACTATATGGTAATGCACCGGTTGCAATCTGATAACCTCCAGAGTCACCAAATACTAGTACATCTTTTTCTAATCCTAATTGATCACGGAAATCCATTTTTTTGTAATGATGACCCGCAGTAATCAAGAAATATGGATGGCGCCATTTTTCTGGATAACGAGAATCAAAAAACTTTACTGGATCGCCATTGTCAAACTTCATATCTTTCTTAAATGCAGAAACCATAGATCCTGCAGATAAAGATGGAAAGTATATGAATCTTTTGTTATCGCTCATTGTATTCCTTTAAATTATTGATTAAGTGTGTTGCTGAAAAAAAGTTATTATGTAATTTTAATGCCATTTGTGCAATTGCTTCTGACATATCTCGTTGCTCATATTTCAATATTGCTGCAACTGCTTCGTCGATGCTGTCTGCTTGTTTAAACAGCGGATCATACATTTCTGTATATGATAAACGATTTGGAACAATTGGGCATGCACCGGCACAAGCCGATTCATACATAGAAATGCCTAATGTTTCTTGATCTGCAAATGAAACTGCAAATTTAGATCTTTGAAGCAAATCATGATATTCTGTTTTATTTAAATTCATTTCCATTGCTACGCAAAATTGATAATGTGACAATTCTGGTCTTGCTGCCAATTCTTGAAATAAATCTAAACGTTTCTCTGGTGCAATTCGATGTGGAAACACAATGATATTTTGTTTTTTATGCCATAGAGTTGGCGCAATCATGCTTCTTGTATATTCCATAGGCCAGCCCGTTTTATTAAATGTCGGGTTGAAAAAGATATCATATGTTTTATTAATTAAATCAAAATGTGCCTTAGTTGCAATCCAATTGTGATCAAATGCTGCAATCATTGCTTGCTCAGCGTGTCTAATCCATGGTTTATCTCCTACGAGACGACCTAAAAAATCATTTGGGTCATATGAACCCGCGTGCCAAAGTCCGTGCGTTACAACGGGAATATTTAGAAGCTCG